AATATTCTACTCTATAAAGAAATCAAAAGAGAAACTAAAGGAAAACATTGCAGAAGATTACGAGGATTATATAAACGGAGACTACGAATGGCTATAAACAAAAAAGACGTTGAGGCGGAAATAAAGCGCCTAGAATCAAAAATAACAGGCGATATGTATGAAGACATGGAGCTAATGCAACAGATTTATGAATTAAAGGTTATACTTAACCCTGAGATTGAAAACAATCCTGAGCAAGACGATGACGATTGCCTTTATTGCGGATCCTAAATAAAAACGAATGAAAAAGAAACTAGACAAACGTACAAAGGAGTACAAAGAATGGAAAAAGCAACAGCCTGCGGAAGGTTTAGGCGATATTGTAGAAAAGATTTCAGAAGCTACAGGCATAAAAGCTGCGGTTAAATGGTTAGCAGGAGATGATTGCGGATGCGATGAGCGTAAGGAATTTTTAAATAAGATTTGGCGCAGAAATCCGAATTGCCTAGAGGAACACGAATACAAATGGCTATCAGAGTTTATGGCAGAGCATTGGGATAATGATACAGAACGATGGTGCAAAGGCGCAAACCATCATGACAAGGTAAAACTCATAAAGATATACAACAGAGTATTCAAGGTTAAACAAGACACAGGAACAACCTGCAGTAGTTGCGTAAGAGATATTGCTGATAAAATGAAACAAGTTTACGAGGCATACTAAAAAAACACGAATGAAAACAGAAAAGGTAAAAATATCAGAGGTAAAGAATAACCCAAACAATCCTAGACTTATAAAGGATGATAAATTCAAGAAACTTGTAAGCTCAATAAAGGAGTTTCCTGAGATGCTAGAGATACGCCCAATAGTAGTTGACAATGATAATATTGTACTAGGTGGCAACATGAGATTGAGAGCTTGCAAAGAAGCAGGTTTAAAAGAAGTGCATATAATAAAAGCAGACCAACTAACAGAGAAACAACAAAGAGAATTTATTATTAAAGATAATGTAGGCTTTGGTGAGTGGGATTGGGATGACTTGGCTAATGAATGGGATGTTGATGAGTTAGAAGATTGGGGTTTAGATTTACCTGTTTTGTTAAATCAAGATCCTGAAATAAAAGACATATCAGATACTATTGATAATTTGTATAGAATAGAAATAATATGTAAAGACGAAGAACATAAAGAAAATACTTATAACAAATTAATAGAACAAGGACACGAATGCCGAATTTTGAATTAAAATAATATCATGGCTAACGAAGAGAACTTAATACCATACAAAAAAGGGCAAAGCGGAAACCCAAAGGGCAGACCTGTAGGCAGCAAAAACAGAAGTACAATAGCAAAGAAATGGCTAAGCGTTGAGCAAGACCTAAAGAATCCATTAACAGGCGAAAAGGAAAACATGAGTCAAGAGGATTTAATGACCTTAGCATTGATTAAAAGAGCTAGAGAAGGAGATACGCAAGCATATCAGAAACTGCTAGATTCAGCTTACGGAGCGCCAATACAACAAATAGAGCAGCATAATATAGAACAACCTTTATTTCCTGATGTTACAGAGAACGACAGCGATAAATAAGATACTCGCTTTAAAAAAGCGAATTAAAATTATTCAAGGCGGCACATCTGCAGGCAAGACGTTTGGGATCCTGCCCATTCTCATAGATAAAGCAACTAAACAATCAGGCCTAGAGATTAGCATAATAGCCGAGAGCATTCCGCATTTAAGGAGGGGAGCATTAAGAGACTTTCTTAAAATCATGAAATGGACAAATAGATATTTCGATGAGCGCTTTAATAAATCTCATTTAAAATACGAATTTGCAAACGGTAGCTTTATAGAATTTTTTTCTGCCGATGACAGCAGCAAACTCAGAGGAGCGAGAAGAGACATTCTTTACATCAATGAGTGCAATAATGTAAACTTTGAGGCTTACAATGAACTCGCAATAAGAACAAAGCGAGAGGTCTTTTTAGATTTTAACCCTGCCAATGAGTTTTGGGTACATACCGAACTAAAAGACGAATCAGATGCTGATTTTATTATTTTAACCTACAAGGACAATGAAGGCCTAGATGAGGGTATTGTTCAGCAGATTGAAAAGAATCGCTTAAAAGCAGCTACGAGTAGTTATTGGTCTAATTGGTGGAAGGTTTACGGACTCGGCGAACTCGGACAATTACAAGGCGCAGTATTTACCAACTATAAAATTATTGACAAGATTCCTCAGGATGCTAGATTGATAGGTATAGGGCTTGACTTTGGCTACACAAACGATCCTAGCGCAATCATTGAAGTCTATAAACATAATGAAACACGAATCCTAAACGAAGTAAAATACCAAACAGGAATGTTAAATAGCGATATAGCAAAAGTATTGCCTAAATCTATACCTGTTTACGCAGACTCAGCAGAACCTAAAAGCATCGCAGACATACAACGCTACGGAATCACGATAAAAGGAGTAACAAAGGGCAGAGATTCTGTTAACTATGGAATTGATGTAATGCAGGCGCAAAGCTATCTAGTTACATCTAGCAGCACAAACCTAATAAAAGAGCTGAGGTCTTATTGTTGGGATGTTGACAAAGCAGGTAAGCGATTAAATAAACCCATTGACAATTTTAATCATGCGCTTGACGCAGTCCGCTACCATGAGATGGAAACGCTAGGAATGAATAAGAATTACGGAAGCTACAATATTCTGTAGTGTACAAAAATCACATAAATCAGTTATATAATTATGAAAGTAGATTTACTATTGCCTACAAGCCTATCCGAAATACCATTATCTAGGTATCAGGATTTTATTGCTATGAAGGAAAAGAGTAACGACGAGGAATTTATTGCTCAGAAAATGATACAGATATTTTGCGGCATAAAATTAAACGAGGTTGCTAAAATTCAAATGAAGGATTTAAATGAATTGATTGCCCATTTTACAAAAGTATTTAATGAAAGACCGCAGTTAATTAGACAGTTTAAAATCAAAAATATTGAGTTTGGATTTATTCCAAAATTAGATGACATAACGCTAGGGGAATACGTTGACTTAGAGAATCATTTGCAGAATTGGAAAACATACCACAAGGCAATGGCTGTAATGTTTAGGCCAATCAAAAACACGAACAAAGACAAGTACGAAATAGTAGATTACGAACCAAATGAAGATATGCAGGAATTAATGCGATTTGCTCCTTTAGATGTTGCAATAAGCGCGTCTGTTTTTTTTTGGACTTTAGGAAGCGAATTACTGAGCAGTACAATCAGTTATTTACAGAAAGAGACGAAGAAGATGACAGCTTCAACGAATACTCAGAACGACATCAATTTAGCAAACAATGGGGATGGTATGGAAGCATCTATGCGCTCGCTAAAGGAGATTTTACCAAGCTTGACGAAGTTACAGCAACAAGACTTACTCAATGTCTCACGTATCTCACGTTCGAAAAGCAAAAAAACGAAATTGAAGCAAGAGAATTTAAACAAAATATGAAGCGATGAATTACTTTGATATTATAGATAAACTAAAAGAGCATTTTACAAATGATGCTCTAGTAAACACCGTGACTCAGGGAGACATCTTTGACGTTGACCTAAATAAACAAACGATATTTCCGCTTGTGCATATCATTGTAAATACAGCAACATTTGAAGAGAATGTTATACGCTACAATATTTCAATCTTGGCGATGGATATTACAGACATATCAAAGCAAGAAACAGTAAACAAATTCGATGGCAATGATAACGAGCTTTACATACTTAATACTATGTTAGCTGTTCTTAACAGGTGTTACGATTTGTTAAGAAGGGGAGATTTATGGACTGATAAATTCCAAATAGATGGCAATCCAACTTGCGAACCATTTACAGAACGCTTTGAGAATAAGCTCGCAGGTCATGCGATGACACTAGATATTTTGATACCAAACGGAATGACTATTTGCTAATGGAATTAGAGAACGTACAGAAGGTTTTAGATGACTTTAGAGATAAGGTTATCAAAGAGGCTAGGAAAGGAATGCCTAGAAGCTCAGGGGCGCTTGCTCAAAGCTTAAAATCGTATGTAAAAGAATCTAAGAACTCTATACAGATTAGCTTCACAATGGATGATTACGGTTGGTTTCAGGATGAGGGAGTCAAGGGAAAGGATCCTAGCAAAATTTCGCCTAATGCAAAAATAACAGGGCAGCAAGCTCCAAACTCGCAATACAAATTCGGAAGCGGAAGGTATAGAGGAACTTGGGGAAGCTTTGTAAAGAGTTTAACAGCATGGGCAAAGCGTAAAAATGTTAGGCTCAGAGATGAAAAGGGCAGGTTTAAAAAAGGAAATTACAAAGCGATTGCTCACATAATAGCAGGAAACATTTACAACAGAGGTATAAAACCTTCGCTGTTTTTTACAAAGCCATTTGAAAAGTATTTCAAAAGATTGCCTAATGATTTGCTAGAAAAATACGGATTAGATTTAGAAAACAGCATGGAAAATTTACTAGAAAAAATAACTCAAGAAAACTTTAAACAATGATACCTTCACGCTCGCCTTATAATATTGAAATAGCAGAAGCAGGGCAAACAGGCTCAAAGCTAGAGCTGTTTATTTGGCAAACAGGTCCGCAACCTTTATCTCCGCAATATACTTTAAGCAAGTTAATTCCTGCTACAAACAACATAAAGACGTATTATAATATCTCGCCATATGTAAACGAATATTACACCTTTACAAATTGGCCGAATTTATACAATACTTACGATGCGGATATAAACACGAATTTTAAAGTAAACGTAGTTTTTAAGAGATACAAAAGAGAAACCAACGGAGATTATACGTTAATTACTCCGGGTGGAACAAGCGATATTAAAGAGTTTATGTATGGCTTGAACTATTACATGGAAACGCTAAATACTTATAATAACACGCCATTTTTATCTGAGGGTACATATTTCTACAATCATGACAGCGCTCTTTCATCTGCTGTAATTATAAACATGGCAGGAAGCTTTGATATTGATTTAGCAGCAACGGATGCAATCAGATATACGAACCTATCTAGTGGAGCAACGCATACAGTAACAGCAACCTTAGATGGCATAAAAACATTTAGCAGAGTTTATTTGCCTTACATTGCAGATGGTAACAAAGTGGAGTATTTAGTAAGCGGAACGTCTGTGCGTTGGACTGCATACTTTAGACCACAATGCGAACCAAAATATTCGCCTGTAGCTGTTGACTTCATAAATCGTTATGGAAGTTGGGCGCGTATCTTTTTTCAAAAAGCAAAAACGCGAAACGTAAACGTAAAGGCAGAAACCTACAAAGTAAATCCAAGCACGTTGCCTTCTTATCCTAGCTCTGACGGTCAAGTAAGAGAATTTAATAAAAACGGAACGGAATCAATAAAGCTAAATACAGGATGGGTAAATGATTTATACGGAGAGTATATACAAGAGCTATTGCTATCTGAAAAAGTTATGCTATACGATCCTGAGCAAAAAGACGGATTATTTACTGCAGTATATACGCCTGTAAACGTTCAAACAAAAAGCCTATTAAAGCAAAGAGGCATAAATAAAGGCGTTATAAATTACGAGCTTACTTTTGATTTTGCTTACGATTTAATTCAAACTGTAGTATAATGCGAATAGTACAGGTTTACATAGAAGGACAAAGGCTAGATTTATTTGATGACGAAACTATCAGCGTAACATCTACGCAACAGAACGTTCAAGATATAAGCAAAGTTTTTACCGATTTCTCGCAGTCTTTTTCGGTGCCTGCAACTCCTACCAACAATAAAATATTTGAACACTTTTATCAGAATGATGTAAACAGCACTTTAGACTTTAACATCAGGCGAGATGCAAATATAGAGATTGATTTAACGCCATTCCGTAGGGGTAAAATAAGCCTAGAAAAAGCAGAGGTAAAAAACAATAAAGCTTACAGCTATCAAATAACTTTTTACGGAGATGTTTTAAGCCTTAAGGATAAGTTTGGCGATGAGATGTTGAGCGATGTTACTGAGCTAGATGTTTATAACCATCCTTACGATGCAATAGAAGTAAAGAACAGAATCACAAACGGAGCATTTAATTATGGCGTAAGATATCCGCTAATATTTGACAGAGATATAACCTATGGTAATGGAGGTAGTACAGATATTAATTATAGTACAGGAACAGGCGCAGTACATTATGACGAGCTATTCCCTGCCATTCAGATTTTAGCAGTATTCAATGCTTTACAAACAAGACACGGTATAACATTTAGCGGCACATTCTTTTCGGATCCTAGATTTAACAAAGCTTTTTTATTATGCCAAAACTCCAATAGTTTTAAATTTTTAACAGCTCCTGAGGTTTTAGATATTACAGCAATTAATTACGCAACAGGCGAAAACACGAACCCTGCAAGTACATATTTTAGTATAGCAGATAATACGCTTACATATGGCTTTGAATCTCCTGCTGATATGTTTCCGGGTACAAGCGCATCAGGATTTGAAATACTAGACATATTTCACAGAATATCTATAAACGTAACTAGCGCAAGTACAAGCGATACTTATTACATTGATGTATTCCAAAACAATCAGCTAGTACAAACATTAGAAGGCTCAGGAACAGGCGATTTTCTTGTGGCTTTAGACAACAATACAGAAATACTGAATAAGCAGCTAAAATTTAATGTTAAAGCTGACGATGCAATAAACCTAGATTTTACCATAAATTACACGCAGGAGGCAGTCATATATATAGCAGGCGGAGTTTCTGCAACAATCCCAAACATATATACAGCTACAGCAAACAACATTGCATTGACTGCTGAGATGAACGTTATAAACTACGTTCCTAAAATGAAGGTGGCAGATTTCTTTGCAGGCATCCTAAAAATGTTTAACTTGACTTGCTACGGAACAGAGGCTGATCAATTTCAAATAGAACCTTTAGCAGATTGGTATAACAAAGGCGCTGTTGTGGATATTACAGAATATACAGATGTTGAAAGCATAAATATAGACAGAGTTAAGCTGTTTAAAAATCTGAGCTTTGAGTATGAGGAAAGCGAGAGCGCAACAAATACAATATTTAGAGATTTAACAAGCAGAAGCTACGGAAACACGAGGCAATCATTCAATTATGATGGTGGCGATTTCAATGTAAAATTACCTTTTGAGAATCTCATGATGCAGAAATTTCAAGGTACTAACCTACAGATAGGCGAAGCATTGAATGTAGATGGCAATCAGTACACGCCAAAGCCTGTTATATTATACCAATATGACAACCTTGCAACATCGTTTAGATTTACAGATAATACAACGCCTGAGGAATTAATTACATACGTTCCTTTTGGTCAGGATCTTTTATACCAAAACGTAAACTATACGCTTAACTTCAATGCAGATATTAGCACGCTCCTAGATGCTATTGTGCCAAACACATTGTATAGCGTTTACTATAGGCCTTACCTTAGCAATCTTTTTAATCTAAAGAACAGAGAAACAAGTATAAAAACATATTTACCGATTAGCTTGCTTACAAATCTCAAGCTAAATGACAGGCTTGTAATCAGAGACAAACGCTATACCATTAATGACATGAAGTCTAACCTAACCACAGGCCAAGTTGATTTCGTTTTATTAAATGATTTTACTGAGGTTATCGGAGAGGGCGGAGGCAAACCACCTGTACCTATTCAACCATCTGACCAAGCGCAATGTATTGATGTACGCATATTATTTCCTAATGGCACAAATAATGCAACTATAACAACAACAGATGCAGGCGTAACCATAACGCCAAGTACATTGTCAACAGATGGCTCAGTAGAGGTTTGCATTCCTGCGAATCCTAATACATTAGATTTGCTTGTAACTGAGGATAATGCAAACTACATAAACTCGGAGGATTTTATAAGGATAAGAACAGAACAGGGAGATGTTCAGATTTACACAATTACTGTTACTTATGATTATCCTGATGGAACACAAGTAGCAAATCAAATATTTATACAACAACAACCGTAATGTTAAAGAACATAATAGACTTACTACAAATAGACGACTTTATAGAGGAAAGCTATAACATACAAGTAGCGAAAGGATTATACGCAATGCCAAAAGGAATTAAGGAAACTTACAAGCAAAAAAAGCGAGAGCAGGTTATAAAAAAACGAGTTAAAAAAATTCTTAAATAATGGCAACAAATAAGACAGTTACTTTAGAGGCAAAAACTAAAGGCTTTGATGAGGCAGAAAAGCAAATTGAGGATGTAGCAAAAGCAGCAGAAGTTGCAAACGATTCTGTAGAAGGCTTAAACAAAACATTTGAACAAGTCTACGGCGAACTGCAACCGCTTACGACAAGAATGGGCGAGGCTGAGGATCGACTTTACGAATTAGCTGCCGCAGGAGACACCACAAGCAGAGAGTACCAAGAACTTTTAACAAAAGTTGGAGATTATCGCAAGGTACAAATACAAACAGATTTAGCGGTTGATTCAGCAGCAACTACTTTAGGTCAAAAGTTAGGAGGTGCGTTAACAGGTGCGACAAGTGGTTTTGCAGCGGTGCAAGGCGTAATGGGTTTAGTTGGTGGCGAATCCGAACAACTTGAAAAAGCATTACTTAAAGTACAAAGCGCTTTAGCAATTCAGCAAGGCGTTCAAGGAATACGTGAAGCCATACCTTCATTTAAACAGTTTGGAAGCGTTGCAGTAAAAGCATTTCAAGGCATGACAGCAGCATCCAAAGCTTTTGCCTTAACAGGAATTGGCGTGGTTATAACTGCAATAGCAGCGCTTAGTTATGCCTTAAATAAATTAGACGAACAAGAACAAAAAGCAGAAGAGGAAAGAGAAAGGAGGCATCAAAATGAAATATATCGCCTTGACCAAGAATTAGCTAAAAGGAGAAATCAGCAGCAAGAGCTAAGCAACCAATTAGATGCCGAACAAGAAGCTAGAGAACAGCAAGTAAGACTTTTACAAGCGCAAGGCAAAGACATTGCAGAAGCAGAATTGCAGGCGGCTATTGGATTTATTGAAAATGTGGAAGCAAAAGGCAAAGCTGCAGCAGAACAATACAGGATATTAGAGCAAGAAGCCAAAAAGTTAACATTAGCAGAGTCGCTTGGCGAAAAAGGAGAGCTTAACAAAAAAGAACGCGATGCTTTAATGGCTCAAATGCTAGAGCTAAAAAAAATACAAGAAAAAGCTTTTGATGACATAGAAGTATTAGAAGCGAAACAGGAAAAAGACCGTAGAGACAAAAGAAATGAAAATAATAAGGCAGCAAGAGATGCTGCAAAATTACAAGCAGAAAAACTTGCAGAAATAGAGCGACAACGTTTACAAAATATTGAAGACTTAGAAAATTCTTTTTTAGATGAGCTTGAAGCAATTTCAGAACAAAACTATCAAAACACTTTAACAGATCAAGAACGTGAAGTGCTTGCAGTACAAGATAAATATTTTAGGCTTGAAACTTTAGCAGAAGGCAATGCAGAAGCCTTAAAGGAAATTGAAATAGCAAAAGCAAACGAACTTAATGATATTAATTTAAAATATGGTCAAGAGGCGCAAGACCAACAGGATGCTTTAGATGCAAAAGCTATTGAAGCAGCTAAAATCGTAGCAGATACAAAAAATTCAATTAGAGAGGCAGAGTTTGCAAATATTGAAGCAGGAATAAATCTTGCTAAGTCTTTATTTGGAGACAATAAAAAACTACAAGCGGCAGCATTGATTGCAGAGAATGCAGTAGGTATTGCTAAAACTATTATAAACACGCAAGCAGCAAACGCAGCGGCAGTTGCTCAGGGAACAGCTTTAGCTATACCAACAGCAGGCGCATCAGTTGCAGCAGCATCAGCAGCAGTATTACAAAACAATATATCAGCAGGAATAAGTATTGCGGCATCTATAGCAGCAACAGCTCAAGGTCTTAGCGCATTAGGAACAGGAGGCGATACAGGAGGCGGAGATTTGCCTGCAGGAGGCGGAGGCGGAGCGCAAACGCCTAATTTTAACGTTGTCGGAGACTCAGGCGTGAATCAACTCGCTGAATTACAGCAGCAGCCTACTCAGGCCTATGTCGTCAGCGGAGAGGTTACAACAGCTCAGGCGCTAGATAGGAACAGAGTACAAAATGCAACACTTTAAATAAAATTAAGTTATATAGACATGAGAATAGTAGAGCTAATTATTGACGAGAATGACGAGGCTAGCGGTATAGATGCGATTAGTCTAGTTGAAACTCCTGCGATTGAGAGTAACTTCATTGCGCTAAATAAACACGAATTATTGTTGAAGGAAATAGACAGCGAGAAACGCATCTTAATGGGTCCTGCGCTTATTCCTGACAAATCTATTTACAGACGCAATGATAACGGAGACGAATACTATATATATTTTAGCAAAGATACCGTAAGAAAGGCAAGCGAGTTATTCTTTAAAAAGTCAAACCATCAGAATGCTACCTATGAGCATGAGAAAAAGATTGACAATATGACTATTGTGGAATCTTGGATTGTTGAGGATCCTGCAAAAGATAAGACAGCTTTGTACGGAATGGATGTTCCTGCAGGCACTTGGATGGTTAGCATGAAAGTAGATGACGAGAAAATATACAACGACGCAAAGGAGGGTACTATTAAAGGCTTTTCTATTGAAGGATATTTTGCCGACAAGTATGACCTTAGAAAAAACACAGAAAAGCAAGAAATCATAAACAAATTAAAAGATTTGTTAAAATGAAAAGCAGCCAAACAGGGAGACTAGGAGGCAGGAAAGCTTGCCTATGTAAAAACGGAACATACGACGTAAAATGTTGCGATGGTTCTATATGGGCGCAAGGCATTGGCAGAACTACTAGAGATGTATCTAGCGCCTATAAGTACAAAATAACGCATTGTTCTACAGGCCATCATCACAACGTTCATATACATGGAACAGAGTTAATCGTAGGTAATGTTTACTATTTTGATTTTGCTAATGCTCATCATAATGGATGCTATACCGTTACAGAAACAATTTCAGGCTCAGGTTTGCATATAGATTCAGTAGTCAATTACGTTGATTGCGCTGCTTGTATAGCGGCTAATTAAAACCAATTTGCAACAGAAATAGCATTATTCAGTTATATACCTAGAAACAAATAATAAAATGAAAGAAATAACATTACTTAACAAAGTACGAGAGCTGCTCGGAATGGAGATAAAGCTAGAACAAAGAAAGCTAGAAGATGGCGTTACAATTATTGAGGCAGATGCTTTTGAGGCAGAGGCTGAGGTTGTAATAATCACAGAAGACGAACAAAGAATACCGTTACCTATTGGCGAGTACAAAATGGAGGATGAAATGATTTTAGTAATTGCTGAGGAAGGCATTATAGCAGAAATCAAAGAAGAGGCAGCAGAAGAGGAAGTTATTGAAGAGGAAGCAGAAAAGGAATACGAAGAAAAAGAGGAAGAAATGGCAACAGAGGAAGCTAAGCCTGTTAAAAAGGTAGTGGAATCTGTAAGCAAAGAAACTTATTTCTCAGAAATCGAAGCTTTGAAAAAAGAAAACGAAGAGCTTAAGTCTCAAATTGAAAAACTTTCTAAAGTTGAGGAAGTAACTGAGGAAGTAGTTGAGGAAAAAACGAAATTATCAGCAGAGGAATTGGATCCTGCAGTAAAGCCTATTTCTTTTAATCCTGAGAACAAACAAGAAACAGAGCGAATTTTGTACGCTCAGAATAGAACAGAAACTACTCTAGACAGAATTTACAGAAAATTAAATAAATAATTAATAATTAAAACCTAAAAATTATGGCAGAACAGCCAACTTTTCCCGGAAGCACTTATGCAGGTCAAGCAGCAGGTAATACATCTCTGCGGCACTTTTAAGCGCACCAACTATTGAAAACGGTGGAGTAACCGTTTTAGAAAACGTTAAATTCAAAGAAGTTTTACAGACTTTGGATACTAACACATTATTAACTGACGCAACTTGCGACTTTGACGATACTCGTACCGTAACTATGGGCGAATCTGTTTTACAGGTTAAAGATATGCAAGTAAACCTACAGCTTTGTCGCTCTCAATTCCATAATTCATGGTCAGCGGCTGAGATGGGAGCATCTGCATTCGCAGACATTCCTAAGTCTTTTGAAGATTACCTACTAGGTTATGTTGCTTCTAAAGTAGCTGCATCTAACGAGACTTTATTATGGTCAGGTGTTGCAGGAGCAAATGCTTACGATGGTATCGTAACAATCTTAAATGCAGCAGGCCTTCCTGCAGCTCAGGACATCGCTAAGGTTGTTGCAGGTATAGACGCAGCAAACGTCATCGACGAGATGGGAAAGGTGGTCGACGCTATTCCTACAACTGTTTACGGCGCTGAGGATCTTAAATTGTATGTTGCTTCTAACGTTGCAAGAGCTTACGTAAGAGCGCTTGGCGGATTTGCAGCAGCAGGTCTTGGAGCTAACGGTACAGACAACAAGGGTACGCAATGGTACACTAACGGAGCATTATCTTTTGATGGTATTCCTGTATTTGTTGCTAACGGATTGGCAGATGATAACATGGTAGCAGCTCAAACTAGCAACCTTTACTTCGGAACATCTCTACTTTCAGACCACCAAGAGGCGGCTGTAATTCCTGTTCATTTATACGACGGATCAGATAACGTGAGAATTGTAATGCGTATGTCTTGTGGCGCTCAAGTGGGTATTGCTAACGATTGCGTAGTTTATTCTTAATAATTAATCAGAATTAGAAAAAGGTGGGTAAGATTGCCTGCCTTTTTTTATTCATAAAACTTAAATAAAATGGCGTGTGATATCACAGCAGGTCGAATTGAACAATGCAAGGATTCCGTAAGCGGATTAAAAGCCATGTATCTAATCAATTACGAGGACCTAAACTCAGATTCTCCAACGTATGTAACTTACGGAACAGGAGATAACGTTGACGAAATTACAGATTGGATTCCTGTCGACGATACAACTCAATTAACTCTTTACAAATTCGAATTGAAGAGTACAGCCAATTCGTTCACGACAGCTATAAACAGCTCACGTGACAATGGGACAACCTTCTTTGAACAAACTTTAGTAGCAGCATTAAAGAGACAAGACGTTGTAACTCACAAGAATGTGAAACTTTTGGCGTATGGTCGTCCAAGAATCATTGTGAGGACTATGACAGACCAATTCTTTTTAATGGGCTTAGATCAAGGCGCAGACGTTTCTGCAGGAGAAATTTCTAGCGGAGCGGCGCTCGGAGACTTCAACGGCTACTCGCTGACGTTCACAGCTCAAGAGGAACTACCTGCGAACTTCTTATTAGCGTCGTCTGAGGCGGCTCTAAAAACATTATTTGCAAATAGCGCAGGAGATGCTATTATCAATGACGGAACAGTATAAGTTTCCTTACCTTTCATAATGTGTAATTAAGCGTCTAGAAATAGGCGCTTTTTTTGTGTTTAGGATCCAATAAGAAACAAATAATATCAAAATCAGTTATATATACAGCATGATAATACTACAGCCTATATTGACAGAGCAGAGTTTTAGCTTTATACCTAGAAGCCAAACCTATGACGGTTTATTTATCAGAGGCGAATCTACTAATGTAGAAACTGAGATAACAATTACAAGCAGCGTAAATGGAGATTATTACGATACTATAAACGCAACGTTTGTAAATGGAACTTTTAGCCTTATTAAAGATACCTTTTATACCCTAGAAATTAGGAATGGCGCAACGATAGTGCATAAAGACAGAATCTTTGTAACTGACCAAACGCCTGTAGTTAATTATTCCGTAAATGATGGCGAGTACATCTCTAACGTCAGCACAAATGAATTTATAATGTATGAGTAACAACGTTCACATATTAGAGCTTTCAGGTTATGAGGCTCCTGTAATCAAAGAATCAAAACGAGAAAATTGGGTTGAGTACGGAGATGACAACAATTATTATGGGTATCTCATCGACAGATACACGAATAGCACAACAAATAACGCTATTATAAACAACGTTATCCGTTTAGTATATGGCAGAGGCCTATCAGCTACAGATGCAAGCAGAAAGCCTAACGATTACGCTCACATGATGGCGCTATTAAGTAAAGAATGCGTAAGGCATCTATGCACAGATATTAAACTACTTGGGCAGTGCGCTATGCAGGTAATCTACACTAAGGACAGAAAAAAAATTGCTCAGGTGCACCATATACCTGTACAATTATTGCGAGCTGAAAAGTGCAACGAAGACGGAAAAGTCGAAGGTTACTACTACTCTGACGATTGGACAGATGTTAAAAAATACGAACCTAAAAGAATCAGCGCTTTCGGATGCTCAAATGATCCTCAAGAAATATTTTTCGTAAAGCCTTACAGCGTAGGCATGAAATACTACGCCTTAGTAGATTATACAGGAGGCATTCCTTACACCGTTTTAGAAGAGGATATTAGTGAATACCTTATTAACGAGGTTGAGAGAGGTTTCTCAGGTCGTAGCGTTGTCAATTTTAACAATGGAGTCCCTGCGGAAGAGCAGCAGCTAATGATTAAAAACAAGGTGCTTTCTCAGCTTACAGGAACAACAGGAGACAAGGTCATCGTCAGCTTCAATAACAACCAAGAGAGCAAGACGACAGTCGATGCAATGCCTGTAAATGATGCGCCTGACTTATACTCTACGCTTAGCGAGGAATGTTTAAGAAAAATTATGCTTTCTCACAACGTCACTAGCCCGCTTTTATTCGGAATAGCAAGCAGTAACGGATTCTCATCAAATGCCGATGAATTAAAAGACTCTTTTGCGCTTTTCTCAAACATGATAATTGCGCCAATGCAGGAATTGTTGCTAGATGCTTTTGAGCAGATTCTAGCCTATAACGGAATCAGTTTAAACCTATTCTTTAGAACGTTAAAGCCTTTGGAGTTTGTTGATTTAGAGAATGCAATGACTGAGGAGCAAGTACAAGAGGAAACAGGCTTAGAGCTTAGCGGATTAAGTAAAGAATTGCAAGATTTTTTAGAGCTAGGCGAAGATGCTGAGCAGGAAGGTTTTGAGCTTTTAGATGTCAGAGATGTAAATTACGATTTAGAGGATGACTTTGACAAGCAGGTCGCAGAATGGACTAAGGAATTAATGCCTAAACAAACAACCTTAAACAAGCTTGTAAATTTAGTTAGAACAGGAAGCGCATCGCCAAATCAAAACTCTGAGCAAGATAAAGAAATAGATGGATTGTTTTTTAAAGTGCGTTACCAATATGTAGGCAATAATGCGCCTGAGCGTGATTTTTGCAGAGCAATGATGAGAGCAAGCAAAGTTTATAGAAAAGAAGACATAACAAGATTAAGCGGTCAGATAGTAAATAAAGGTTTTGGCGAAGGCGGCAGCGATACGTATAGCATTTGGCTTTACAAGGGCGGTCCTAGATGCCACCATAAATGGCAGCGAAGAACGTATGTAAGCTTTAATAAAAGCGCATCTATTGGCTCGCCTAAAACATCACAGATAAGCATTGCAAAAGCTCGCTCCTATGGCTACAGAGTTAAAAATGAACCTGAGGTTGCTATGATGCCAAACGTAATGCCTAATAAAGGTTTTTCTGACAAAAATCCTAACCTACCAAAAGACGCAAGATAATGGCAAAAGCACTACTTATTTCACGAGCTGACCTAGTTAAATTTACATCGGCAAACGGTAACATAGATACTGACAAATTCATTCAGTATATTTCGCAGGCTCAGGACATTCATATACAAAATATGACAGGAACGGATTTGCTAGAAAAGATACAAGCAGATATTATTGCAGGAACGCTTGCAGATCCTTATTTAAGCCTTCTTAAAGATTATATTAAGCCTTGTTTAATACATTACGCAATGGTCATGTATTTGCCTTACGGAGCTTATACCATCGGCAACAAAGGAATTTATAAACATGGCAGCGAAAACAGCGAAACAGCAAGCAAAGAAGAGGTTGATTTTTTAAGGGAGCAAGAAAGGCAAACAGCAGAATATTACAAACAAAGGTTCATTGACTATATATGCGATAACAGTACGTTATTTCCTGAGTATTCAAGTAACACAGGATCCGACGTAAATCCAAGTACAGACAATGGCTTCGCAGGTTGGGTTTTATGAAAAGAAAATATACAGCAAAGGAAAAGAACGTAAAGCGTTTAGAAACATTTTTAAATAAATATTATGGCAGAAATACGGATAAGCCAACTAACAGCAAAGGCAAGTAATCTAGAAGGAACAGACGAGTTTGCTATCGCTGAGGATGATGGCGCAGGCGGTTATGTTTCTAAAAAGATAACAGGCGCAGAATTAAAAGGCGGACTTACAGAAATTGAATTTAACACGCAATCTGCTACATATACTTTGGTGCTTACAGACCAAAATAAAATGGTAGAAATAAACAACGCATCTGCAAATGAAATTATAATACCTTTAAATAGCGCAGTAGCTTTTCCAATAGGTACACAAATTTTAGTAGCGCAACTTGGAACAGGTCAAACAAGTATAGGCAAATCTTTTGGAGTTAATTTATACGCAGAAGGTAACAAGCTTAAAATTGTTGGTCAATATGGCATTGCAACATTGATTAAAAAGAGTACAGACCTTTGGTATGTTGCTGGAAACCTTGAAGCATAATGTTAGTAAGTACGCACGGAATCATAGCGCAGTCTGAAAGCGGTACACCAAGCTTTAGCAATACAAAGTCTATATTGCTTGACGGAATTGACGATTTTGTAAATGTTACAGACAATAGCAATTTATCTTTTGGAAATGGTACTACTGATTCGCCTTTTTCTATTTCTTTTTGGGTTAATTTAGATAGTTTAAGCGGTGCTACTAATGTATTTATTGGAAAAGACAATGGCAGTCCGAATAGAGAGTATGCTATAGGAATGTTCAGCAATAGTGACAAAGTAAGGTTTTTTATAAAAAATAATGGTGGAAATAACCAACAGAGTATAGACTCCACAACACAACTAACTACAGGAAGTTGGTTTCATATAGTTACTACTTATAGCGGTGTTGGCGGTAGTAATGCGGCAGATGGTATGAAAATATACATAAACGGAAGTTTAGAAACATCTACTAATGTAATAAAACAATCATATACTGCAATGAAAAACACAACAGCACCTTTGACAATAGGAAAATATAACGCGTCAGCATCTCAAATTAGCGGTACAATGGACGAAGTAAGTATTTTTAATACAGAGTTATCACAAAGCGACATAACATCTATCTATGGAGGCGGTACTCCTTCAGATATTTCAAGCATAAGTGGTTTAGTATCTTGGTGGCGTTTTGAAGGTAGTGGAACAACTGCAACAGATAGCGGAAGCGGAGGCAATAACGGAACATTAACAAACGGAGTAACACGAAGCGCAGACGTTCCTTAAATGCAACAGAAACACGAAAAAAAAGTTATTTATATATGAGCAATACAATAGATTGGGGAAAAGCAGCAATAAATAATACGATTGACTACGGACAAGGCGCAATAGATAACACTATAAATTGGGGTAAAAGTCAAACGTTATCTCCAAGCGGAGAAACTAACATAACAGGAACAGGAGGTACGCCACCTTTCAGCAATTTAAACTCCTTCAGCTTTGACGGAATTGATGAATACTTTATGATACCAAGCGCTATAACATTACCAACAGACTTTAGTGTTTCAATGTGGGTAAAAGCAACAACAGGTGGTTCAGTACGTGACCAAGTATTTGGTGGTCCAAGTGGTTTCTTTTTGTTTGGTACGACAGTTTTAAGTGGTGGTCTACTTTCCAATAAAATGTGTTATGTTAATGGTGGTTCGTATGTGGCTTTGACTCCTGCAATTATTAGAGACGGAAATTGGCATAACATAGTAATAACTTATAATTCAAGTGCTACAAATTTAAAGGCATATACTGACGGAGTAGAAACATATAACGCAACCTATAATGCGGGAACAAACAATGTTATTGATAGGATTAGCGAAGATACTTATGGTAATTATTGGAAAGGCAATTTAGATGAACTTGCAGTATGGACTTCTGAATTAACTTTAAGCGATGTGACATCTATCTATAACGGTGGTGTACCTAATGACCTTACAAGTTTATTACCATTAATTTGGTTTAGAATGGGCGACAATGCAACGTGGAATGGTGCAACGTGGACAATGACAAGCGTAGGTACAGATACACGAATAGCAAGGTCTTTATTTATGGTAGAAGCCAATAGAAGTACAGACGTACCAACATAAAAACGAATTAAAACAAAACTATGTCACATTTACCAAATGTATACGCAATAATATCTACAACGGATATAGACAACGTAGACTTTACACAAGTACCTGAAGAAAACAACGAATATTTGAGATATTCTTTAGACGGAACAGAGTTTGTAATTAAGTGGTTTGACGAACACGAACCAACTTTTATAACAGACGGTACGGTTGTGCCTTTACAAACTTTAACGCACGAAGAAGCTTTAACTTTAATGGCTACTTCTGAATGGTCAGAACCCATACCTGTAGAATAATGCATACGAAAGTTTTAGCAATATTATATTTCGTGTTTGGCTACATTGCAGCCTTTGGAATGATCTACGATAATACTTTTCACGTAAAGGCTATTGGGTTATTTCTCTTAATTTACATAACATACCAACTTACCGAACAACTTGAACAATGAAAACGCAGTTCTTAATATTACAACTAAAACTAAAGGCTTACTCTATGCAGCTGCTTGCTATTATTTCATCATTCTTTTTACCCATTAGTGGAATCCTAATTCTTATCGGTGTTTCTGTTATTGTTGACACTATTACAGGCGTTTGGAAATCTAAAAAACTTGGAACGCCAATAACTTCTAGGAAGCTCAGCGCAGTAATTTCTAAGATCCTGCTTTATGAGGTTACCGTAATGCTATTTTATTTGATTGATTACTACATTATCAACGATATAGTGTTAACATTTTTTAGCGTAGAGCTTCTTATAACAAAAATACTTGCTTTAGTTTTAGTAAGTATTGAGGTAATTTCTTTGAACGAAAATATAAAAGCGGTCAAAGGCATCGACATTTGGGATTCATTAAAGAACCTGTTTGCAAGAGCAAAAGAAGTTACGCAAGACTTTAAAGACATAAATGCGAAAGATAAATAAAATCATAATTCATTGCACAGCGACTCCTGAGGGCAGAGAGCATGACGTAGATGACATTACTAGATGGCATAAGGCTAGAGGATTCAATACAATAGGCTACCATTTCCTTATACATATCGATGGAACAATAGAGCGAGGCCGAAGCATAAAGAAATCAGGCGCTCATACATCAGGGCAGAATCAGGATTCTATAGGGATCGCATACGTGGGAGGCATGACTAAAGACATGAGCAAAGCAAAGGATACACGAACAACAGCGCAAAAGGATTCTTTAATAAAACTAATGATTAAATTGATTTATAAATATAATGCAGATATGCAGATTTTTGGACACAGAGACTTCGCCAATAAAGCCTGCCCATCATTCAATGCAAAGCTAGAGTATGCGAATTTATAGCCTTATTTGCGTTTTAACGCTGTTTAGTTGCTCAGCGAACTATCACTATAGGAAGGCGCTTAAAAAGGGCTTAGAACCGCTTATTTCAAGTGATACGATTAGAATAGCAACTATTGACAGCATTCCAATAGTTAGGCATGACACAATAGTTTACGAAAAATACTTTTCTAGCAAAGATACGATAGTACACTATGAGAATGTTTTTGTGCCTAAAACAAGGTTAGAAACACGAATAGAATACAAGATACACAGAGATACTATAAGGCTAGAGACAAGAGTCGAAGTACAGAGAGCTAAAGCGCAGAAGCAACCTAATTATTTTTGGTTAATTATCGGAGTTTGTGCGCTAGGCTTTTTGATGTATATGGCAGGAAGGATTGTAAATAAATTCTTATGAATAAAAGATATAGGTTAACAGTTGACGAGCAGCAATTAATATTCCAATACAGAGGCGTTAAGGCAGCAGCAGAGCAGGCAGGCGTAGATGTTGAAAGCGTAAAACATGGATGGCTAAAAACAAAAGATGCGAGCCTATTCTTTAAAAACCCATTACATAAAGACGAATCACAGAAGCAGCTAGAGGAACTTAGTAAACAGCTTATAAAAGATTTAAAACAATTTGCTCCTGTATATCCTGAGATAGAAAGAAAGCTAGGAAAAAAGGAACATTTGTTGGTCTTAGATCCTGCAGATATTCACATAGGCAAGCTTGCAGATTCATTTGAAACAGGAGAGTCATATAACAACCAAATAGCTGTAAAGAGGGTTAAGGAGGGCGTACAAGGCATTTTAAATAAAGCGCAAGGTTTTCCTATAGACAAGATTTTATTTATCGGTGGTAACGATATACTTCACATAGATACGCCAAAGAATACAACGACAAGCGGCACAAATCAAGACACATCAGGAATGTGGTACAGTAATTTCTTAATAGCTAAACAGCTTTATGTTGATGTATTGCTTGAGTTAATTGCAGTCGCAGATGTGCATTTTACTTTTAATCCTAGTAATCACGATATGATGTCAGGCTTTTTTTTGGCAGACGTTATACAAACCTATTTCCAAAACAATAAAAATATCACATTTGATTGTAGTATGGCTCATCGTAAAGGCTACAGATACGGAAACAATCTTATTGGCACGACTCATGGCGATGGCGCTAAGCACGCAGATTTGCCTTTGTTGATGGCTCAAGAATTTCCTATTGAATGGAGTAAAACAAAACACAGATACGTTTACACCCATCATGTTCATCACAAATCGTCAAAAGACTACGCAGGCGTAACTGTCGAAAGCTTGCGATCTCCATCAGCGACGGACTCATGGCATCACAGAAAAGGATTTCAGCACGCTCCTCAGGCGGTTGAGGGCTTTATACACCATTATCAAAACGGTCAAATAGCAAGGCTTACACATCTTTTTTAAATAAAATTGTTAATTTCTTTTGTAAATTGTTAATAATTGAAATAATTGTTATATATTTGTAAGACAAATTAATTAATAACACTTTAAAAAACACACAATGAAAATTAAAAAAGTAAAATCGTTTAAAGATATTTATTCACACGAGGCGGTAATGTATGTAGATGACAGAGATACAAACTACGACCTACCTAATGTAGACAGAACGCCTATACTGATAGGATTAAAGGAAGGTTATACTTGTTACTTTAATGATTGCGGTATAATTTCCGCCAAGTCAAAAAGAGACGCAATAATGAGATTAAACCATATACAGTTTAGTAAATAATAACACTTAAAAAAACATAAAATGGAATTTACATCAACAATGCCTAAATCTTATTGGTTAACTGAATATAAAAGAGATATAAGTAAATTTAATAAACAAATAGACTATTATAAAGAATTAATAGAGTCTGAAAAGAATCAACCTAAACCAAGACTTAAAAAGATTTTTAGGTGGAGTGAGGATATTCAAAATTGTAAATCTGTAATAGACTCAAGAAAAAAAGCAATAGAAAAAGACACTAACAAATAAAACCAACAGGCGGTGTAAAAGCCGCCTTTTTAACACTATAAAGATGAACAGAACAGAAAAATTAAAGATTTTATTAGAGATTGAAGAAGCAAAGTTTAGCTTTTATGAAAGGGTAAACAGAGCAGTATGGTCCAATCACTTTGGCGCAGGATTAGAATTTGATTCTATACGCAACAAAAACACGCACAACATAGAAATATGGGAAATGTGCATAGACAGATTAAACGAACGATTTACTAAACAACTTAATACACTTAAATAATGAAGGATACAATACTTGGCGCTTTATGCGTATGCAGCTTAATAGTTATATTTTATTACACACTTTTAATTTTTAGATAATGAGCAAGAAAATAGAAATAAGAAAACGATTACATGACATTAATACATTTATGTCAACAGCAGACAATGAAACATTCCTCTGCGGAAAAGATGAATACGGTAAAGATTTTACCATGACGTTTAACACAATAGAGCTGCTTGAATGGTTAGATACTGATTACATGAAGCAGCAGGCTAAAAAATACATCAAAAGCTTATGATTGAAATAGAACACCAAGACGATGACATTGTAATATTTTACATTGGAGACGTTGCCTATCAGGTTGCAATAGAAACAGAGATAGGATCCGAGCAATATCCTGTAAGCTTTAATTCAATGAATGACGAGATAACATGGGCAGAATCAGATACAATATACTATACCGTTTTGCCTGATACATTGCTACAGGATGGCAGAGAATACTCAGATACGAATCTTTGTAATAAACTAGAAAAACTTTTAAACGATGAATGATCCATTTAAACTAGAATTTTGGGATAACTTTAACGATTCCCTATATTTTGATTACTTAATGCACCAAACAATGCTTAAAACATACAGAATAACGTACAAGACATATAAAGGAAGCGACACAAGCGCTCCTGTAAGCTATGCGATAAAATATGTCAAAGGATATAATAAACAGGATGCAAAGGCTGCATTCAACTTGTGGAAGGAACTAATTATAAAAATTGAACAATGCGATTAATAGAAGCTATTTACTGCGCGCTAATAACTTGGATATATGGAACACTTAATTAAACACATAATTAAAAGAGATGAATTAAATAAACCTTGCAGGAAAAGAGTAAAGGTTCATAAAAGAATGTTTTTATTTAATTTAATGAGGGAACAAAATTACAATTTTAAAACTATTGGTAAATTTTTTAATAAAAATCATGCTACAGTCATTCATGGAATAAAATCTTATCACAATTTGCTAGAATGCAACGATTTTAATTTAATGGTTGATATTGAGGAATACATGGATATTTTTGGTATTAATATCGCAAGTAAAGAAATTGAAGCATATCAAAAAGACATTACTGTAGATATTAAAAAGGCAACAACAATTGAACATTTGTATAGAATTAAAAGAAGATTAGAAAAAAATTATTACAAAATTTAATTATATTTGCGCAAGTTGGTAGGACAATCGAATTTTTATAGTGTTACGTTAGTAAGTGTCTCCTACCCACCGAAAGCGTAGCACTTTTTTTTAACTTAAATTTATGGCAGACAATAAGAAAAGCTTTTTACTCTACTGCGATTTAATTCATACCGTTAAGAAGCTAACGGATGAACAGGCAGGAAAGCTATTTAAACATACATTAGAGTACGTCAACGACAAGGATCCTGTAACCGATGACATTATCACAGACCTATGCTTCGAACCTATCAGGCAGAGCTTAAAAAGAGATTTAAAGAAATACGAGAAAATTAGGCAAAAGAAAAGCGAGGCAGGTAAAAAAGGAATGGCTAAAAGATGGGGAAAAGATAACAAAGATAACAAGTGTTACAAACCTATAACAAAAATAACCGATAGTGTTAGTGTAAGTGTAAGTGTAAGTGATACAGATATATATAAGAGCTTCGCTCATTTGTCTATTTCTGTAGAGCAATTTAATAAGCTAAACAAAGATTATTCTCAGGATCAAATTAATTCAGTTTTAGAGGCAATAGAAAACTTTAAACAAAACACTAAATACAAATCATTATATTTAACTGCAAAGAATTGGCTTAAAAAAGAACCAAAGCTAGACGAAGATAAATTAATACAAAAAGCAAAGAGGTTAGGATATGCTTAAAAAAGGACAACAATTAAAATATTTGCTAGACTATAGAGATGGCAAAATAAAGCAAGGTTTACAGCTAGATTGCGAGCTAGATAAAAACATAGTTTTCAAACCTAAACAGCTCAATATAATTTTAGGACATGATAACGTAGGTAAATCGTACTTTATATTTTGGTACTTTTTAACTCTAGCGCTAAAGCATGATTTAAAATTCTGTTTATGGGCAGGGGAAAATAGTTACGGTCAAATCCTCAGAGACATGATTCAGATGTACACAGATACGCCTTACAATAGATTAAGCCGCCAACAAATAACAAGCGCCTCTACGTTCCTAGAGCAATATTTTGATTTTGTAGATAACAGCAAACTATACAAACCTGCAGAGCTGCTAGAGATATTCAGGCAATCAGATGCAGATGCCTGCCTAATTGATCCTTATACAGGCTTAGACAGAAAAATGGGTTACGAAGGAAACTACGAGTTTTTAAATATGGCTAGGCAGTTTGTAAATGAAACAGGCAAAACTATTTACATAAATACGCACCCAACATCTGAGAGCGGAAGGGGAGGCAATATATTCCAAAAGGGGCATATGTGGGAAGGGCATTTACGCCCACCAATGGCTGCGCACATTGAAGGCGGCAAGAGCTTTTTAAATCGCTGCGATGACTTCCTAGTCATTCATAGGCTAGTAAAACACGAATCAATGAAATATATAACTTTGATTTCAGTTGATAAGATAAAAGATACAGATACAGGAGGGCAACAAACTCTGCTAGACGATTATATCTTTTGCGAATTTAACAGCGGATTAGGTTTTACTATTGCAGGCGTTAATCCTTTAAAAAACATACGATGACAACAGTCAATAGCATATCAGGAGGTAAAACATCTAGCTACATTGCAAAGGAATATCCTGCAGATTTTAATATATTTAGCCTAGTCAGAACAAATGATTTCAGCTGTATGTTTCCTGATGCTAAAATTAGACAACAAGTATCTGATAGGATAGGCAAGGAGTTTATAGGTACGCTTGAGGAGGATGCGATTATATATACAATGCTAGATTTAGAGCAATACATAGGCTCAGAGATAACTTGGATAAGCGCAGATACCTTTGACGATGTTATAATGAATAAAAACGGTAAGCAATTTTTGCCTAATAAGGTTCAAAGAATTTGTACAGTAAAGATGAAAGTTGAACCCATTGCTCAATGGTGTTATGAAAATACTGAATTGCCTGTAGAAATGAGAATTGGATTTAGAGCTAATGAACAAAGAAGAGCTAAAAACATGATTGAACGCATGGAGCAAGGCGTTGAAAAGTTTAAGTTTAAGGTAGGCGAAAAGAATGGGCGCAATAAATGGAAAACATTACCTTACAGAATTTGCAAATTTCCGCTTATTAATGACGGCATATTTAAGGATAATATTGAGGAATATTGGAAGGATAAGCCTGTAAGATTTGCATACATGAATAATTGCGTAGGTTGCTTTCATAGACCTGAGCTATTGCTTAAACACATGAGCAACAAACAGCCTTCAAAATTTGAATGGTTTGCTAAAAAAGAAAGGGAGGCTAAGGCATCAACTTGGAAAACAGGAATAACTTACGATAAAATTAAAAGCTATAAATCTCAGCATTCGCTTTTTGACGATGACTTTAACGATTGCGACAGCGGATATTGCGGATTATAAAACAACACTATGAACTCACTAGAAATACTAAAAGCAAAGATAAACTTAAAAACTACCTTAATAAAGTTTAAGTCAAGCTTAGAAGAGCTGCGAGAAAAACACGAACACAGAACAGACTTAATTCAATCAATGCAGGAGAGCGCTAATGACATAGAACACTTTCACAACGTGTTTTTACAGTTTGAAGACGAATACTATTTAGAATGTAAAGCTAATATGCGCCATCAAATAATCATTGCAGAACAAAAACACGAAATAGACAAGCTTAATAAATTAGTTGAAAACTTAAAACAAGGATTATGAAATGCCCACAATGCAGCCAAGCTATAAATTGGCAAGAACAACACGAATACGAAGACTTTAATTTACAAGGCGAAGGCGTAATAAACGTACACAACTGCACTAACATAGATTGTAACGTAGAAGAGGTTTACATATTTCAAAAAGACGATGCCACGTTGTAAAAACTGCAAAGATAAATTTGACGCAAAGCACTTTAACCAAAAATACTGCTTTAAGTCTGAATGCGTTAAAGTATGGGTAGAAACTGCAAAGCAAAAGAATTGGAAAAAAGAAAAAAAAGAACTAAAAGAACAGTTAGAAACTGCGCAGAGTTTAACAAAGAAAGCGCAAACCTATTTCAATGCTTACATTAGAGCAAGAGACAAGAATAAAAACTGCGTCAGTTGCGATAAGCCTTTAGGATCCAAATTTGACGCAGGGCATTACTACTCGGCAGGAGGTTTTGGCAGCGTAAGATTCAATGAACTTAACGTACATGGCCAATGCGTTTATTGCAATCAGCATCTCCATGCTAACCTGCTAAATTATCAGATAGGAATAGAGCAAAGAATAGGAGGCGAGGCGCTTATAGAATTGCATGAGCAGGCGCATAAGGTTAGGAAATATACAAGGCAAGAACTCAGGGATATAATAGAAACTTACAAGAGAAAAACGAAAGAAATTAAATAATTTTTGTTATATTTGTAATACATATTTAAAATACACACTATGAAAAAATCAATTATTGAGAGATTGGCAACAATCCAAAAGGAGTTAAAAGCTCCAAAGAATCAGTTTAACAAGTTTGGTAACTACAAGTACAGGTCTTGCGAGGATATAATGGAGGCGGTCAAGCCTTTGTTGAATGGCTTAGTATTGAATCTTACAGATGAGGTTAAGGAAGCGGCAGGCTATATGTATGTAGAGGCTACTGCAATGATAACAGACGGAGATAAAATGCAAGCAGTAAAAGCTCAGGCAGGAATCGATCCTACTCGCAAAGGAATGGATATTGCTCAGAGTTTTGGAAGCAGCAGCTCATACGCTCGTAAGTATGCTTTAAACGGTTTGTTTCTTATTGACGATACCAAAGACGCAGATACTACAAACACGCATGATAAGAAGGCAGCGCCTAAAAAGAAAAAGCTTACAGATGCTAGATTTAAAGATGCTATAAAAGCATTACAGGATGGCAAAGTAGAAAAGGAAGCTATTACAGGTAAGTTTGAATTAAACACAGCACAATTAAAAGCTTTAGAGTTATGTTAAAAATCAGATGTTCAGCTATTGGCAAGATAATGACCAACAGCAGAAGTAAAACAGAAACGTTAAGCAAGACTACTAAAACCTATTTGCAGCAATTAGCCTTAGAAGAGGTTTACGGAATACGTAAAGAGTTTTCAAGTAGATACACAGATAAGGGCAACCAAGTGGAGCGCTATGGCATTGATTTATGCCAAGATGTTTTGGAGCTAGGTTTGCTTTATAAAAATGATGACCATTTTAAGAATGATTATTTAACAGGTACGCCTGATGTAAACACAGATAAAACTTTGCTAGATATAAAGAGCAGCTATGACGGAACTACCTTTCCATGGTTTGCTGAGGATATACCAAACAAAGACTATTTTTATCAGTTGCAGGGTTACATGGCTTTAACAGGCAAGCGTAAAAGCTTGCTTTGTTATTGCTTGTTAAATACTCCTGAGCAGATAGTTGAGGATGAGATAAGGCGAGCGCATTGGCAGCATCATTTGATTGATGAAAGCGAAGAGCTGAGGGCAGAGGTTGAGGCAAAGCATAACTTTGACCATATACCTGCAAAAAAACGAATCAAAGTATTTGAAGTAAGATACGACAAGGATGTAATAAAAGCCATCTATGAGCGCATAGATGAATGCAGAGAATATTACGATAAACTAATCAAAGAACTATGGGCAGAGGAAAGCTTGGAGACGAAGGCAAAGTGAAAACTATCAGCGTAAGGTTAAACTTACAAGATAAATGGGATCTAGTAAAAGTTGCTAGATTTCAGGGCGTAACAACATCAGAACTTATGCGCCAAATAATAAACGAATATCTTAATAAACAATCAAAATAAATGGAACAGAAAAACAACAGCGGAGCAATCTTTAAAAACGATTACAAAAAAACGGAACAGCAGCCTGATTACAAAGGCAAGGCAATGGTAGATGGTCAAATGAAGGACATGGCTATGTGGCTAAACGAATCTAAAAGCGGAACTAAGTATTTCAGCGTTAAATTCTCAGAACCTTATCAGGAAGCAGAAGCTCCAAAGCAAAGCATACCACAGGATTTACCTGCAAGCGATTTACCTTTTTAAGAATCTGTACAGAAAAAAGCGATGCAAGTGGATGACCCCAAAACAACGCTAAAACATACGTTTTACCCCTCTATAAAATGAGGGGTTTTTTTGTTTTATGAATTGGGGGAATAATTGGGGGAAATAAGTTTTAATAAATTACAAAAGGCTTGTAGATAAAGGGATTTAAGCATAAATGTTGAGGCTCTAATAGAATCAAAACATTTTTTAACAACTTTCTGTTGATAAATGCGTCTTACAACTATTAGAAAATAATCACTACATTTGTTTAGATACTAATCATGAGATGGCTTTCAAAAGTTGCTGAGTTGCATGACGACTACATTAGGATAGTCAAAAGCTTAGGCGAAGAGTTTTACGCTGAGGATATAGTGCAGGAGATGTATATCAGGCTAACGAAATACTACAAGCCTTTTAAGATTGTAAACGAAGAGGGCAAGATAAACAAGAGCTACATCTATTTAGTATTGAGAGCGATTGTCTGCGATTTAAGAGCAGAAAAAAAGAAGCTGCAAAAAGTACCTTTAGAATACATTGAAAAGATGGGAGTTAATTACGAGTACATATCCAAAGGAGAAGCAGAGTTTAATCTAGAACTCAGGATGCGAAAAGAGATGAATACATGGGAATGGTTTGACGAGCTGCTGTTTAAAGTTTACAGAGACTCAGGCATGAGCATGAGGCAGATAGCTGCAGAAACAGGAATAAGCACAAAGACAATATTCTACTCTATAAAGAAATCAAAAGAGAAACTAAAGGAAAACATTGCAGAAGATTACGAGGATTATATAAACGGAGACTACGAATGGCTATAAACAAAAAAGATGTACAGGCAGAAATAAAGCGCCTAG